TGGGCAATTAAACCAATGCTGTGACCTGTCTTTCCGGTTTCCTCAGTTCCTTTTTCACTCCAATCAAACTCAACCGGACGCAGTTGGTTAACTTTGTCTAAAGCTTTTATGTCTTTAATGTTTTCCTTTAAACGCCTGTCAGACGGGCCTTCACCGCCGGAACCCCACGCAGGAGGGGAACTGCTTCCCTGACTCTGGAACGTATCTCCTGAGTTTCCATAAACAGCACCTCCAACTCCCCACTCGCCAGCAGAGCCGATCCGAAATCTTTCAGCATTATTAACGTGCAAGCGCATGCTGTCGTCAGAGTTGTCGTACTTAATTTTACCTCTAGTAGCTACCGAGTCTCCAAGATACAAAGATGCTTCATTGCTGCCTCCAGAAACAATAGAGAGTATGCAATCTGAGCTATTATCCAGTATTTGAGCTTTGTATGCGGGCGAGCCAACGCCTACCCCAAGGTTACCATCCCCTTGAAGAGTCAGTAGCGTTGTTCCAGCCACGTTATCTACCTGAAACGCATCGGTAGTTCCATCGGCTTTTCCTCCTGCCACTAAAAGTCCATAACCCGCTGCGTTTTCGTTTTTGATGTAAGCACCCCAGTTCGCAGCATCGGCAACGGAATGCAGCTTGTATGACGGAGCCGCAGTGCCGATGCCAACCCGCTGCGATCCATCGACAGTGATTGCTTTAGTATTGTCTGTCCAAAAGTGAAGCGTGTCTCCAGTGGCCCCAATAAAGTTACCGTTACCGGAAGTTGAGTCGGTTATCTTTAAGTAAGTAGTAGTTCCTGTTCCAGTAAATTTAGCTAGGGTTCCACTACCAGAAATTTCTAATTTAGAGGACGGAGCCGTAGTCCCGATGCCACAGTTGCCCGATTGTGTAATTACAAGCCTTTGGCTCGCTTGCCCTGTTGCGTCAGAGATTCCAAAATTATCTGAACCATCAATACCAAACCACCAGTTGTCTGCATCGTTACCAGCTTGGTACTCCATCACACTGTTGGCTGTTGCGTTCTGAGCCTTTATAGCAACAGCAGCAGCACCATCTTTCCTGATGTGAAGAATCTCAGACGGAGCCGCAGTGCCGATGCCCAAGCGATTATTAGAAGCATCCCAGAATAAATCATTCTCTCCAGCTAAAGTGCCATCACCTGTCCAGTACCCAACTTGACCAGAAGCAGGAGTGCCGACTTTACTTACGTCTCCACCGCCACCGCCTCCAGAAGCATCCTGCCAGCTTGGTGCAGAACCGCTACCGTTACTGGTGAGGACTTGGCCACTTGTACCGTAATTAGCACCACCAATTCCTAGCTGACCGGAAGAGCCAATCCGCATCCTTTCAGCGTTGGCAGTGCCAAACCACATTTCTGAACCGCTTTCAATAGCAGTGAAATAAAATTCATTATTGGTGACATCATACGCTTGCTGAAATCTAACAGTACCATTCTCCTCCATATTAATATAAGGATAAGAAGAAGTAGCGTTAATTGTTAAATTTGCGTTAGCACCTTCAAAGTTTGCATTACCGCGACAATCAAGTTTTACAGTCGGAGACGCAGTGCCCAGCCCACAATCACCTCCTGCCGAAATCGTTAATCTATCAGCTACCCCAACTTCAGTAATTTGGAACTGCCCACTAGCACCTCCCCCAACTCTCCACTCCTTATCGGATGCCCCAGAGTTTTTAATAACTAAACCACTGTTAGAGTTTGTAATGGTTGCTACTCCACTAGAATCAATCCGCATTCTTTCAGCATCATTTACGGTAAAAATCGCAGCAGTTCCGCTGCTTATGTTAAGTGACCCTGAATTAGTGGCTCCGCCGTTTTGTTGCTGTAATAAAATTCCAGACGCACCGCTGTTATCAATCAGCAACTCACCTCCTGATGCTGTACTGAAATATGCCTCACCTTCCACATGCAGTTTTTGTGTCGGAAACGCAGTGCCTATGCCAATCCTCCCTGTTTTAACATAAGCAGTAGCGGAATTAGTTCCATCAGTTAAAACTAGAGCATCGGCAGATGCGTCGTGAAAAATAGATGCTTTGGTTGAGCTGTCTTCTACAAAGTTTAAAAAAGCATCTGTGTCTGTGTCAGACTTTATGTAAACATTAGCTGCACCAGACGAGCTTTCAAAGCGAGCATCACCAACGCAATGAAGTTTATAGGACGGAGACGCAGTCCCAACCCCAACGCGGTTGTTTGTTGCGTCAACTGCTAAAGTATCAGTGTCAAAAGTAATGTCACCAGTGATGTTAGTGTCTAGGTTAATAGTTACATCACCACTGCTACCCCCACCGTTGAGGTTGGTTCCAGCAGTTACACTTTCAATATCTCCAGCTATAGTTTGCCAAGAACAAGTGCCATCACCGTCCTCACGGAGAAACTTAGTGCCTCCGCTTTCCCCAGTTGACTTGATCTCCGTACCTTCAATATCAACGTAGGCTCCGTCAATCGCAGTACCCTGCCAGACCCCTGTGCCGATTGTTCCTACCGTTGCAAGATTAGCAGCACTGGTAATCGCAGCTTGCGTTGCTCCCGTTACAGTTGCAGCAGTTCCGCTTACATTTCCTGTAACGTTTCCGGTAACATCTCCAGTTACATCACCTGTAACGTCTCCCGTAAGATTACCAGTTACGTTACCAGTTACATTACCTGTAACCGCTCCAGTAATGTCTCCAACAAAGTTAGTTGAAGTTACGCTGGATAATCCTGTTAAGGTAGAATCAAGATTTACTGTTAAAGTTTGGCTGGATGCTGCTGTGGTAATATTCGTTCCACCCGCAACGTCCAAAGATTGTGAGTCTAAATCTACTGACCCTGTTCCGCTGTCTCCCTGAAAATCTAAATCTTCCGCAGTTACCTGTGAATCAACATACGCAGTAGTAGCAACCTTTGTAGAATTATCTCCTGACGATTGGGTAGTTGCGGTAACACCATTAGCTAAAACAGATGTTGCCGTAACATTTCCAGTTAGGTCTCCTGTTACGTTGCCTGTAACATTACCAGTAAGATTACCAGTAACATCTCCTGTCACGTCTCCGGTAACATTTCCAGTTACGTTGCCCGTAACATTACCAGTGACATCTCCGGTCAGTCCTCCGACAAAAGCTGTGGAGGTTACGCTGGTTAGGCCAGTAATTGTAGTGTCTAGATTAAGGGTAACATCGCCACTTGATCCACCTCCATTAAGGTTAGTCCCAGCGGTAACAGCAGTAATGTCTCCGACTTCCGGTGTAAACCATTCCAGTGTGCCGGAAGAATCAGAAGTCCTTAAAGCCTGACCGCTTGAACCTACCGCAGCAGGTAAAGTAACAGTGTAACTGGTAACTGCTGAAGGAGTGCCAATACCGACATACTCCCCGCCAGCATCATCTTCCAAACGTAAGTCAGCAGATAAAGTAGTGATACCTGTAGCCGCAAGTGTGCCTGTAGATTTAACGCCAGCGGTGCTGATCTGTAGTGCCGAATCGGTTGCGTCACCGTCCTGTACTGTATCCAGCGAACCTGTTACCCCACTGGCACTCGTTGTTTTGAGTAACTCAGTGTAACTTGATGCAATAGTTCTTCCCGTTAGCGTAGCCATAACCTAAAACCCCCAAGCCTTCTTAATTTGTTTTGTTGTAAAGGTTGAGTTCTTTAGGAACCGTGAACCTTTACTTTGCTCTAATTTGTAATATCCGTCCTTAACCTGTTCTGCCTGTGTCGGAATCCTGACTTGCCCAGGAACAAAGAAACCTTCACTGGCAATACTGCGCTTATAGGTAACTCCGTCACGGCAAATGCTTTTAGTGCCTGATGACACTACTTCTTCAATCGTCGTTCCGTCCTTTGAAGCAAAAGAGTAAATGGGCATTTAATAACCTACCTTTTCGTCTTCTTCCTCTGCCATTGCTCGCAGCATGGATTCTTCAGCTTCCATCTCGTCGGCTTGCACCTCTTCAGCGTCAGCTTTTTTCTCGTCATGCTCCTTGGCATCATGGCTCACGTACTCAACGGGTTGGCCGTTAGCTGATTGGAGTTCAACGTGGACACTGCCATCGTCGCCAATCTTTTTAACTTCACCCTCTACCGAGCTTAAACCCACCATGTCACCCACTTCAGGGGAAACTCCTTCACCTGCTTCGTCGTCAGAGACTAATGCCTCCATTGGAATTTTAATCATTTCGCAACCTTTTTTCTTTCTATTGGAATGACCGTGGTGAGGGGGTTTCCCCCCTCCCACGGCAATAATAAGGGTTACTCCACCTTTAGGTTTCATAACTTGATTATCTGTTAAGCAGTTGAGTTGCTCTTACTACGCATGATTGAGTAGTAGTTGCAATTCAGTCGTAACGCAGTCCAGAACATCTTTATACCCGCAGTGGTTAGCTGGTTGAGCGGGTCAGTCTTGTCAGCTTGATCGGTGATAATCACCTTCGGGCTGAATGGAGACTGACTGGCCAATTCAGGTACACCGTAAGCCTGTTGCCCAACAAAGAGCGTGGCGTAGATGTTTGCTCCGGCTGCGCGGTCTTTTGAGCCGCTATTGGAGTAGGCAAAACGGTCATCGTCAGCAGACGAGTAGACCGAAGACCATCCGTTAGTGGTGGTAATGAACTTACAACCATACAGCGAGCCTACTTCGCCCTTGTAGAGTTCTTCTACATTGCTGTACTGACTGGCGTTCAACCACTCACTGATTTGCATGATGTCACTTAACACCTGTGGGCTGGTAAGTGCGGCGTACATTCCACCTTTAGCGGGTTGTGCGCGATTCACTTTCAGCTTGGTAACTGCATCCAGAATTGCTGAAGCAGACATAACCGTGTCAGTGCCAGTGGCAGCATCAAAAGTGGAGTAGTCAGAACCACCGTCAGCATACTGCTCAGTGAGCGAGTCGCTGTTGTCCAGTGCGTTTCCGTCTCCATTCTCTTTTGCTGTGCCAGCAACATTAGAACCAACCACTGTGTTACGAGTGATGGTGTCCATGTCTAGGGCGGCATCTTCACCGTTAGTCTTGATCGACTGCTGTAAGCTGTTGAACAAGTCTGTAGCGGTAAGGATGTCAGTCAATTTAATGACCTGACCGCGTTGGGATAGTGACTTCTCAATCTTAGCGAGTGAGAGGTTGCGAGTTCCACTAGGGGCAGTGCCTTCAGTCAGATTTTCAATATCTGAAGTAGAAGGTGCTCCGAAACGGAACATAGTAATTGCCTTATGACCCGCCTTCGCAGGAAGGGGAGCCTTTTCGGCGAACTGATCCATAACCAATGCCTGAACAGCGTAGGACAGCAATTTCTTGCTGAAATAGTTCTGATACTGGTTGGATAGAGTTGTGGTTGTCGTTGGCATAAGCCTGTTTTCCTTTCCGTCAGTTTAACGTGTCACAATGTGATGCAATGGCTAAAGATTATCGTCATGCGCTGATGCGGCTCGCATTAAATACTGCGTTTGCTCTTCATCGCTCATGTCATCAAATCCTTTCTCACCATCGGCTTTACCCGCTGTGAACCCGCCTGTAACTGACAATTTCTTTTCCAATTTGTTGTATCGTTCCCGTAATTCTGACAGTTCAGTAGATGCGTTTTTCCCTTTTTCCGCTTCCATCTGCATAACCGCGCCATTAACTGCTGCCTGTAATCCATCGGGCATATTTGCCACTTGAGGATGTGCTTGCAGCAGCGCGTTCGCTCGCTTGGTCAACTCGGAGTCAGCATTTTGCAGGTCGGGATGTTTGAGCATTAATTCCTGGCGTTTTGCTTCAAGGGTTTCCCAGTGTTTAGCTTCGTTGGCTTGCCTCACTGCCTGATTTTGCTTTTCGGAAAGTTCTTTAACTTTCCTGTCAGCCGCTTCAGCCAGTTTGGTTTCGCCTTCATCCCTAAACCCTTTTGCTGCTTCCTCGTAGTCCTTGGCCGTATGACCATGCTCGTCGCGGTATCCTTGTGTCGCGGCAAGTTGTTGCCGCTGTTTCTCCAGTTCCGCTTGTGCCTGTTCAATGGCTTGCCGATCCCGCTTGTTTTGTTCCCTCACCTCATTGGCTGCGGCCCAAGTTTTATTCAAGCGTTCACGGTTCTTGGCGTACTTGCTTTTCTCTTTCGGAGAAGGGGCTTTCGCCTCTTCCTGTTCTGTCAAAGAACTATCAGGTTCTTTATCCGCACTGACTGCTTCGGGTTCCGGTGGAGTTTCCTCCGGTTTACTCTCAGCTTCAGGTTCTTCCACTGCTGGGTACTCATCCTCCTCTGGAGAATCAATAACCATGCTCGGTTGTTCCCCCGCATCCATCGCAGCATCATACTGCGAGGCAGCGGCCAATAGTTGCTCGGCGGTTACTTCGCCGGATTCTTCTGACATTCAGTGCTTCCCTATTGATTGCTTAATCCTCGTCGCGTGTTTGCAATCAGAACACACGCCGTGCTGTGGGGTCTTCACTCATCGCACGTCCGACCCCGAATACGTCCGATGGTAAATCTTCTTCCGGTTCAATATCACGGGCCAATGCCTCCAGTGTATGAACCGTGGTACGCATTCCGTTGGCGTACCCTGCTTCAAATTTTAATTGGTTGGTGTCACGTTGTGATACCACAGCCGCGTTTTGTCGCAGCACCATGTTCAATAAAATCCTCCGCAACTTGCGTCCGGACTTGGACACAAGAAACTGGCGTAGAGTGGCAACATCTTCAGCCTCCCACTCCGATTCATCTATCCAAGGCATGTGCCCTGAAAGTTTCCAAGCAACCCTGACAAATCTAATAAGTCTTTCCATTAAACGTCTCCCTGCTGTACCACCGCTTCAGTTTGCTCCACCATTTGCGCTTCGGGGGCTGGCATCTGTCCTGTGATCGCCGCCACTTCCATTTGTTCCTGTTCTTCCTTGGAAGGCATGAAGCCGAGTTGTACCAAAAATCCTTCAACATCTTTTCTTAATGCCCGTGCGTTATTTGTGTCCACCTGTTCATAGGCATTTAAAAGTTCACCTAACCTTGCGCTAAAGGCTTGTTGTCCCTGTGGACTAATCATAGTTCCGCTTTGGGCTGACCTCTCTAGGAACTGCATCAACACACCAATGCGTACCCGCGCGTCAATTCCTTGTTGCACCGGAATTAGTTCACCCACCAGTAAAGCCGGAATTAATTTCTTCTCAGCAATAACCTCGTCACCTTCCTTCTGGTTCGGGTCTTGAACCAGTCGGGGAACAAGGGAGGGGTCTTCCAGTTCCAAAATGCTTTTGTCCAATTCAACCTGATTAATCCACGGACTATTCATAAACAGTTGTTTGCGTTGAATAGCTTTATTCAGAAGCATGGCTTTACTTACCATGTCCATGCCTCCCCGTGGTTCCAGTTGGTAATCTTCATGCAAAGCAACCGGATCAAGCGTTAAAGAATCTTCCAAGTACCGATACTGCAAATCCTGCTTGTCAAACTGAAGCAACAAACTCCATGCCTGACGGAAACAATCACCCAACGCCTGACGGAAGAGACGCAAACGTAAGTCCATGTTTTGTTGGGATTGAGCATTTATCGACTCAATCTCCGTAGCCGTGCGGCGATCTCTGTCAGCCATGATTCCGTAATCGGGAACCGTTACGCGCTGTTCGGCAATCGACTGCGTTTGCATCATATCCTTGTCAAAGTCCATTGGCGTGTTGGGCATTTGAACTGGGGCAATTCCAAAGGGAAGGATTTGCCCAGGATTAAGGCGTAGGTTAACTGAGTTAGGTAAATCTCTTTCGGCTCTAAACAGGGGCTTGTTAAATAAAGTGGACGCATCCATCTTTTCATTCCAAGTCTTGTTCAGGGACGCTTCAAAGTTGCCGAGCATTTCGCACACTCCACGCGGAGAAAACCAGCCGCCATCAGTAATCTCATACTTGGCAGAAGAGAAGGGTGGTAGTCCGTGGTCGTAGGGAACCTTCATGGAATCGCGCAACTTCACATCGGGAGCTTGCGGAGAGAAACATTCCATTTCCCACTCACCATCCTCGTTGTGCTGGTACACTTCCCACACCACCACCTGATCTTTTTCAGGGGAGAAAGTTAATCCTTCACGGTTAAGTTTGTTGTCTTTTAATTCATTACTGATACCCGCATCTTCTTCCTGATTACCGACAATCTGTTTTATTACCTTGTCGCTTGTGTCATAAATTCCTGCTCGCTTATAGCTTTCCAAGCTCATCGGAATTACTTGAGTAATCCGGTCTGCCCCACTGATTTCCTTTGTCCAAGGCGGCACAATAATGTGCATGGGATCAATGGCCTGAAACTCCACCTGTTTCTTGTCGGGATTCCAGATGGTTTTAATAACCCCGTGACCACTGACGAGCATATGGTCAATCCAACTCATTACTTCGGTGGAATAATTACTCTTTTCATGGAGCTTATAAGAAAACCAATGCTCGGCTGCGGAAGTAAATCCGGCTAGTTGGCTTCGCATGGGCACAAAAGTAGCCAGCACATCCAACCCCATAGCTTGCTGAAAGAAAGCTGGTTTGAGCTTGTTAATGGTGGTGTCCACTAAAGGGAAATGCATGTCAGCCGCGTTAGGCCAAGGCTTTACTTTCCGGCGTAACCCGTCATTACGCATACGATACCAAAGACTCTGCCTTTGCTCCCAACGGGAGCGGCTTTTAATATCGTCAATAATCAGGCTGTAAAGTTGTTCGCTCATTTAGACTTTTTACGCTCTGGAAGTTTTCTGCCCTTGGGAGTTTCCTTCTCCCAATCCTTTGCCATTGTAGGCTTATTAGCGTACATCCACCTCCGTTGCCTTTTGCTTTTAAAAGGCATTATCTACCCCGTTTACGATTTCTACCCCGTTTAGCCGCCTTATCCTTCTTGTCTTCCTTGGTCGGCTTGGTATGTCCGTATTTGTTAACTTTACCCATAAAATCCTTTAAGTGCGTGACTCTGATTCATGCGGCGCATTGAAGATGTATCTCACCAAGACTGCCGTTGATGCGATCTCCGCACCCAACACAACGTCACACACTAAAAGCCCTTTACCACAATGTGACACATTAATGCAATAGTTGGGTAGACGATTTTATTTTTATGAGCTTAATACCCTGTGAACATTCCGTCTGGGACAGCATCATACTCGGCCATAGCTCCGGCTTCGTCGTACAACTGCTCAAGGGTGGGGCGGCTTAAAGCATCATATTTCTCCCAACTACCCCCCACACCGCCCCCACAACTAATAGCCCCCAACACTGCGTCAGCCCTGTCCGGACTGGCTAACCCCCTCAATTTCATCTTGTCTTTCGGTTCAAGGCCCAGCTTGCCTTGCCGACTCACTTCCACCCGCCTTGAAACAAGCTGTTGATGGAGTTTCTTGTCATCAGGCAAGATCACTTCCTTATTAGCTATTGCCCTCGCACCAGTGTGCCACATCTCCGCACCCCGATTCTGATACCTTGCATCAAACGGTTTACCTCCGAAATTAACCCTGTGTATGTCATAACCCGCGTCCATTAACGCATCACACAACGGTAAGCCCATCCCGCCTTCATCCCCGTATATCTCGTCAGCCACTAATCCGTGGCGGTCAAATAAATTAATCAGCTTACCAATGGTCTTGTTGGTGTCTCTTTCCTTCCAAGTCTCCATCTCCGTGATCTCATTGCCTTTACGCAAACAAAACACCGTTTCATCTCCTCCAGCCGCAAAATCCACAAAAGCCACATTCAACCCCTCCCCTCTTTTCGGAGGGCTTTGTAAGGATTCCTCAAGTTCACGCAGACTCAAAACCACACCCTCATCACTGTCATCAACAAATTCCCCATAAATCATAGACCGAATCAAAGGACTCTTCTCCCCATACGTCCTCACCTGTTCGTCAATCCATTCCTTCGTCAAATGAGGACAATCAAACGCCGTTACCGTAAATGTGTCCCACCTGTCTCTTTGCTTGGTAAAAGCCTCATAAAAGAATCCACTAGCGGCCCCAGGACTGCTCATCATCAGTAACCGACTAGGCTGACATCTCTCTACCGCATGGAAAATCTTCTCATCCTGAATGCCCTTCGCTTCATCCACAATAAACATCAGATTATCTGTCGGCCCTTGCCTGTGCCAACCCTCCGCCTTATGCGCGTCACTCGCACTAAACCCAATCGCCCTAGCCCCATTCACAAACCTTAAACCACTTTGTGTCACCTCAAATCCATCCCCGTTTGTCAACTGACTCGTAAACCGCCTGATAGCGGGCCATAACGCGCCCTCAACCTGTCTAAATACTCCAGCAGTACAAACACACAGACTCTCCGGAAAGTTCACCACATGCCAAACCACGGCCGCTGCGGCTACCATGCTCGTCTTGCCCGATCCATTAGCCGCTTTCAAAGCCACCCGACTCTCCTTGTAGTTCAATGCCTTCAACACATCAAACTGCCAACCATACGGCTTCTCGCCTAACCAACGCTCAGGAAACCATTGCAAGTCATAGGTCTTGCTCTGCTCCAGTTCTTTCTTCTGCTTCGCTGTAAGTCTTTTTGTTTTGGGCTGTTTTGGAGAGGGGGGTGCAGATGCAACCTTACTGACCGTGGGGGTCCTGGGGTTGGCGTGGTCTCTTGACTTTGGCTTGGAGGATTTGGCTGGCATGATTGACCGCTAGTTTCTCAAACTACCGCGCTAAACTAGAATAACCCACAATAACAGAGCTATTCTTAAATGTCTTTAGCCTTGTTGACGTTTTCTGGCGGTCTTTTGGCTTGCGCGGCCATGACATTCTGAAGATTCACTGTGACTTGTGGACTTGACCCAGTTTGGGTTCGCTGGGCAAACTCTGAACCATTCGTTCTCTCCACCAGCCATGCGCTGGCTTGCCAGTTGCGCTCGCCATGGCGGGCAATATTGGCAAGGTGCTTTTTTACTCCCTTTTCTTTACAAGACTGGAATACCTCGCTCAATCCATTGGACTTCTTTAAGAGCCTATCAAAGGCTGTACTGGATATACCAATCAATGCGGGAATCCTGCTTAATGGCATACCTAATTCCAGTGCTTCCTTGGCCGTTTGCAAATCTTCTTCACTTAATTTAGTGATGGTCAATTTACGTCCGACCTTCTTCTTGGCCAATGGCTTGAGAGGTTTTACTACTTTTATAGCCATAATAAAATAATAGGAGTTTTAGTATCTAGGGACTGGGAGGGAAAGCAATTTATTCAATTAATCGTTATTTGCTGTTAATAACGTGACACAATTAAACACGCAAAAGATATTGACAGGAAAAGGGAAATACACTATTTTGATCTTTAGACGGTTGAAATTATTTGGCCGTTTAATGAAAGAACTAGGACATATGAAATACGCTTGGAAAATCACAAAGGATCACCTTGACGGTGAAGATACAAACACTTTCGGCCCCCGCTCTATTACTCCAGAGCAAGAATCTGAATTGAATTCAGGAAACGGCACGCCGTTTAAGATGTATGATGACGACGGTGAGCTTTATTACTCCGGACTAATCATTGGAGACTTTGACGGGTTTGAACCTCTTGATGACTTCGGGATGCCGAATGCAGGCTGCACCGGAATTAAAGTAAGCGGTAAGTATCTTTAATCTTATAATCTGCCTTTCCACTGGGAAGGCAGAATTGTGTGATTAACAAAAACCAAAACTAGGATAACCATGAAAATACCAAAAAACTGCAAACTGGAAAAAGTAGTATCAAAAGATGAAACACGTGAGCCGTTGCAATCAATCTTGATTGAGTCAAAAGACGGTCAAAACAATGCCGTTGCCACCGATGGCCGTAGAATGGCCATTGTTCCTGTTGAATTGTCAGATGATGATGAAATCGACGGTCAAAAGCTAATGACTCCAAAAGCATTGATTGAGGCAAGGAAACAAGCCAAGAAAGCAAAAGAAAGCACTATTGGCTTAAATGGCGCGGCAATGATGCCAGACGGCCAAGTCTACCCGTGGAAAAGGGATGTTAACTATCCAAACTGGCGGCAAGTTGTTCCGCCTAATGACAACCCACGGCAAACAATTAGTTTTAATGCAAAATTTCTTTATGAGTTAGCCCAAGCCATAGGCTGCCCGAATGATAACGTCAAATTACAAATTGAAACAAATCCGGCCACTGGCAAACTGGATCCCAGCCGGCCTTTGATAATAGAAGAAAAGACAACAGGCGGGAAAGGAATCTTAATGCCAACCCGCGATTAACCCCACAACCCCAGCCGCTAGGATTCTGGCGGCTGTATTGTGAGATTAATCACAAACCTAGTCAGGCAAATCCTTGGGAAGCCGCTGACTAGGACAGAACAACGGCAAACGGGCTGCAACCCGTCCCAAGGGGAAACTAGGATAACATGAGCAAACGAGCAGAAAAAGACCGCATTAATAAAATGCGGCAAACTCACCATGACGCCCTTGAAAAACTGGCGTTAATTATTAACCCGTTGCACCCGATAACAGGCAAAGACACCCATGAAAGCACCAAAAAAACAGGGTTGCAACTATGGCGGCAATTAAAGCGCATTGAAAACAAGGCTCACAAAGCGGCAACGGATTACTGCAACGGCAAAATCTCATGTGATCAAATGCAGATTGCAGAAAACCACGCCACGCAAGACGTGAAAAAGGTTTTCGGTAGATTGCCGCAAGGTTTCTTTGTCAATTACGATCCACGCGGATACGCCTTAAAGCTGGAGCCTTTCCAGCATGAGGGCGGCAAGGGAAAAACACGCCTTGCATACCCTAATTTGCGGCTAGATAGCGACTGGGGAAGCAATCAAATACTAGCACCGGAGGTGGACTAATGAAACAAAAAAACAAATTTGTTTACCTTTACATTATTCAAGGAAACTACGGCCAAGGCTGGGAGGATATTGACGCTAGCGAATCGTGCAAAGAGTCGCGCTGCAACCTGAAAGCCTATCGGGAAAATATGCCGGAGTATCCCTACCGGCGCATTAAGCGAAGGGAGGCAAACCCATGTTAACCCGTTTCAAAACCATTACGGATGCGCGGATTATCAAAGCCCGATTTATTAGCCGTTGCTTGGAAACCGGCTACTCAATCCGGCGCGGCGAGCTTTGCGCGTATGACCCAAAAACGCGGAGCATCTACCATATCACCAGCAAGACTGGTCAAAGAATCTTTCACCAGGAACCATTAACTAATTAGAATTATGAAAAACAAAAACCAAATCACCGCCCAAGACTTGAAAGAGTTAAACAAGGGATTCAGCAACGCGCCCAAGATAGTGTTAATTCAGACGCTTGGAAATTATGAAAGCCCAGCCGCCACCCGCCGCAAGGCGCAACGGCTCGCGCATAAATCCCCTTTAACCCAAACCAAAAACCCAGTAAAATAAACTTATGAAAACCGAGACAGATTATTGCCTTGTTTCCACGGGTGG